AGTTCACTTCTTCATGGTTGGTATACGGGATGTGGACAAGGCACACGCAATTAGTGTCTTAGTTGATCCCGGTGTTTATACAAATGAATTTAGAATGTGGGTATTTGACCCCCATGGTCAGGCCTCCAAGAGTTCTATTTGGGGTACAACTATGCGTCAAAAGGTAGTACCAATCATTAAGGATTTATGGGGTTCAAACTTCGCGGTTAGATACTACAATGGTCCCAATTTACAAGCGGACAATAATAGGGGTGTCTGCACAACCTTCTACGTTACTTTCATGGATTACATTCGTGCCCTCATAGCTGGAGAGAACATCAATGGAATAACTCGTTTTGCGGCACAGGATTCTACTTCCAGAAGAAAATACTTCTTAAATTTCCCTCCCGAAATTAAAAGTTTGGTTGTGTCCAAGAATAAAACTAAGTGATTGTATTTAAAAACAAACTGCGATAAATTCTCAGTGTATAACAGGTAGTGTCAATGAAATTTAGACTCATGCGCCCAAATATGGCGATAAGAAAGAAGAGAATAAAACTTTCCCGTGAAGTCGTTCACGATTTGAAAGAAGTGAGTAAGTTATCTTCTTCCAAACAATGGGAATTTGCAGGTAATATTGAGTATAAAAATTTCAAGTTTAGTAAACCAAGTATCGTTACATCAAAAAAACGAAATCGTGTAGAAGGTCCTGAAATTGATAAAGTTTGGTATTCTGAAATGTCATTTCATACACATCCAGGTATAGGTCACCACGATGGGACCGTGTGTCAAAACACACCGATATTCGCAACTCTTCCCAGTAATGCAGATTTTGACGCGTATATCAAAGGGTTTCCTGAAATGCAAGTCAATATAATTTGTGATTCACATGGATATTACGTTATTAATATCCTTAAATCGGCGTACATGAGAGCATCACCTTTGCCCGAGGCTGTACACGAATATATGAGAAAGGTGCGTAGTAAGCCGTTTATGCGCATTTGCGTATTTTCAGATAATGGAATTGAATATTTTCAAACCACTGTAAAAAACTGGAAAAGAGAAATTAATGAGTACATTGATCCAGAAATGTTGAAATTGTATGGAGTATCAATTCGTTATTATTCATATGATGATGAACCTCCTATTGTTACCGTCTATCGGGATATAGACGTAGTATAGCATCTTCTAATTCATCCACTTCATACCAAGCCCAATGACACTCAGATGAATTCTTATCTATTTCACACATCTCCTGTGCTTCTTTTATCGCTTCTGTGAAGCGTAAACGAAGTCTCAGATTCTCTCTGATTGGCCTCACCTCTGCGATACTTGGTCGCTGGTACATAGACTCGAGGACATTCTTACGAGTCTTTGCTAGTTTAATCTTGTAAAGACTGTTTTCGGAGAAGGTGGCTACACATCTCATTTAGTATATGAAGGTATTAAAGTTTTAAGTCCATATATAATTATAGGATGCCCTATAACGTTGAAGCCTGTGATTTCAAGTATCGAGTCTCTTCCCTTGAGAGGGTTGTCGATGGTGACACAATTGATGTAAACATTGATCTAGGTTTTGATGTGTGTACAAAGCAGCGTGTTCGCCTTCTAGGGATTGATACACCAGAGTCCAGAACTCGTGACTCCGAAGAGAAGAAGTTCGGTCTCCTCTCGAAGAAGAAGCTCAAGGAATGGTGTCTAAAGGCTGTCGCATCTGAGAAGGATGATGTTGAAATCGAACTCAGATGCCCAGAGGCTGATTCCAGGGGTAAGTTTGGTCGTGTTCTCGCAGAGGTTTGGGTTTCCGAGGATGGTGTGTGGACCAATGTGAACAAGTGGCTAGTTGATGAGGGATACGCGGTTCCATATGGGGCTGAAAATAAGGCTCTCGTCGAAGGACTTCATCTCGAGAATCGTAAGAAGCTTATTGAGCGTGGTGAAATCACACTTTAACGCTTTTGTCTTCGCATATAATAAATCACAATAATAATGATTAAAATGGAAAAAAGTGCGAGTTCATCTTCAATTACGTAATCTAATATCAGATTTGGATTGGTTAGTAAATATGTAAGATCACTTCTACTAAAAATCTGAGTGAGAGACATATTTATACCATGTCCCTGTGTAGCATGCCATGACCATGGTGGGATCATAAGACTGTCACCGGGTTGAAGAGTTACTTTATATATTTTCATTTTGCTATGGTCTAATCTAAAGAAATCCTCCCTAGCAAAATTAGATTTACTCATGTGAAAGGTGCTGTTTTTGTGAATATTTGGGTTGTCATAATTATTAAAAATATAAACCGTTTTACTTCCAAATAACTGATTCAGTACAAAATCTGAATTCACGTGTAAATGTAAACCACTCGCGTGATCTTTTCCTAAATACAACATAAGTGCCTCAACCTCTTTAGGGTCGGTATTTGGATTTTTTAGTGATTCAAGTAATTTTGTTGGTAATTTCTGTTCAAATAGATCAACTTCTGCACAGTATAAACGAGGTAACAGATCTTGTTTCCAGTGTTTGAATAGTTTTGGTAAAGTACTTTTACCCATATCCGCCGAAGTGGTATCTATTTCAGGTGTATCATAAATTTCAATGGGTAAAGAAACATTTCCAAACATACGGACTATTTGACTAATGTTCATCTTCATCGCTCTAGGTTGATACATTCCACGTATTACCGTTGGTTCTTTGATGTTCCCCACAAGTAGGGCATTCTTTTCCTCTGGTGTCATATTACCATAATTATATGTCGGTAAATCGAGGTATGAACTCATCTATAATAAGCAATATATTAAAGTTTTGATATATATACACAAGTATGTTATGTAGACGGCGGTTAAAGATAAAATTCCCATTTAAAATTCGTCCCCGTCTATACATGGTAGTAAAAATTGAAGAAACAGTCATAAAAAAACAAAAACGTCGTAATCGTAAACGGAGAAGAATGAAAACTAAATTAAAGAAGAAGAAGATAAAACGTATAAATGAGTTTTACTTCGTTCTTTAGAATTTTCGGTAAAAGGGTGGTTAGGAAAGCACCCGTTCGTGTTTCTGGTGAAAAACTATGGTACCGTGGTCATAATCTGAGATATATTCAGAAATCTTGGACTCGCGGAGAAAATCTTAGAAGTTTAAAGAATTAATAATATGGTCTGTTAAGATGTTTGACTGTCTGACTAAGAGACGGCTATCAAAAGTGGATGATTCTATTCCAGTTTTTAGTCTAAATAACTACAGAGGTTACGCTAGAATAACTAGTGTATACGACGGGGATACTTTTAAGGCGTGCCTCATTCTTCATGGGCGGGTCAAGAAATTTATCTTTAGAACTCTTGGATATGACGCCCCTGAGATGAAACCACGGTTGATAATTGATAATAGGGAACGATATATACAAGATGCTATTCTAGCACGAGAGATGTTCAAGGAGGAGTTGGGGTTTGATTCTTCTGCACCACATCAATGGTGGAATCCATTCATGTGTAGAAATAAAGTCAATGGGTGGGTATGGGTAGAGTGTTACGGGAATGATAAGTATGGCAGAACCCTAGTTAATGTATTCAAAACTAAACCATCATGTGATGTAATAGACCCAACATCAGTAAATGATATCATGATTAATTCAGGTTTGGTAAATCCGTATGACGGTAAGACGAAGAAACAATTTATATAGAGTAAGGGTGTTTTCTCACCCATAAATTACAAATCCATTTATCACCAGACTCTACAGGTTTCCCACCATGTAAAGCTTTGGATGTTATGAAATTATAGTTATCTAGTGTGTCAAAAAAGAGTACATCACCAGCATTAAGTTTATAGGACTTGTTAAGATTTGGAAATACAGTTTCACCACCTCTATATCCATCATTTAGTGCCATAATGAAAGTGTGTACTCTCATGTTATCATCATCTTTGAATGCGTCTTGGTGTGGTTTGTAATGACCACCAGATTTATACTTAAGTACCTGTAACTTTTCACAATTGGTTATAGGTCTATCTGTATGTTTCAAACATCTATTTATCACGTTACGGACGACCTTATCATCTTTATCTAACCACGCAGTTTCACTCTTACGAATGTTCTCGTCCACCGTTTTACTATGTGAGATTGTGGACGTTTCAAGTTTATTTGTAGCTTCACTTATGATATGACGCCTTTCCGACTCCGATAGAAAGTTTCTCATTACTCTGGGTTTTGGATAACTTGGTAACAAGTATATGATGAGTAGAATGAGTACGACCACAATTAATTTACCCCTCATCTTAATATTTACAGATAAAAATTTTTGGGCGTTACACAGTTGTATCTCGTACGAATATTAGTGAAAACTTCGTTCGCATACGAAAATAACTTCTTTATCATATCAATGATTTCAGTTTCACGTTCTGTATCAAGAATAAATTGTCTAAGAAGGTCACCACCAGAATGAGTCAACATCTCGTATATGTTTGATAGATCTCTCATCTTGTCTTTGAATTTTTCCTGTCTTTGTAAGAAAACCTTAAAATCGTTCTCATCTAGTTCATTTAACATGTAAGATACTCGGAGACTTAGATTATTTACAGGTTCTATGTCTATGTACATATTTTCACGTTCCGCAAAGAATATATACGAGGCTAAATTCATTATATCATTAGATGAACCAACCTCCCTTAATTCACGGTACGTGGGTATGCCACCACATGGAATGTCACCATGTTCCCTAGAT